TCAAATGTGTTAGACATTGTAACTTCAAATTTGCCACCAAATACAAGAACTGTTCCGGGACCATATGGTTTATCAGAGACATAACGTTCTGCCAAGTCAGCATATGTAGCGGTAAGTCTTGACCCTGTACTTAATGACCAATTACCAGTTAATGTACCTATGTTTGTATTTGATCCAACAGTTATTGTTGAAGCATTTGCTAACGTAAGTGTATTATTTGTTTTATTAAATGTCAACCCAGCATTACCATTGGCAACTCCTGCATCATTGAATATGATTTGAGTATCAGCGCCTGCAATAGGACCTGTTGCACCTGTTGCACCTGTTGCACCAGTTGATCCAATCGTACCGGTTGCACCTGTTGTTCCTTGTATACCGGTTGCACCTGTTGCACCAGTTGATCCAATCGTACCTGTTGCACCTGTTGTTCCTTGTATACCGGTTGCACCTGTCGCACCTGTTGATCCTATTGTACCAGTTGCACCTGTTGCACCAGTTGATCCAATCGTACCTGTTGCACCTGTTGTTCCAATTGCACCAGTCGCGCCAGTCGCGCCAGTTGGACCAAGACCACTAATATTGATTGTACCGGCCATAGAAGAATGAAATTGGCAGACATAGTACAATGTACTTGGTGCATTATATGGCACAGCAAATGTGATTATGCCAACAGCAGCACCATTATTTGTCACACCAGTATTATAAATGTTTCCAGCACTATATGCACCGGAAACTGTTTGAATCCAGAACGGATGACCCGAAGCATTAACATTAAATGTATATGTAAATCCACTAAGCAGATTTAGCGTTGGATTACTTGCTCCATCGATAACATATGCACTTGCGCCGCTATTTGTTACGGTGTAAGTTCTTGATCCCGAAACACCTGTTGCACCAGTTGATCCTATTGTACCAGTAGCACCTGTTGCACCAGTTGATCCAATTGTACCAGTAGCACCGGTTGCACCTGTTGATCCAATCGTACCTGTAGCTCCGGTTGCTCCGGTTGATCCAATTGTACCAGTTGCTCCAGTCGCACCTGTTGATCCAATCGTACCTGTAGCTCCGGTTGATCCAATTGTACCAGTTGCTCCAGTAGCACCTGTTGTTCCTTGTATACCAGTAGCTCCAGTAGCTCCAGTTGATCCAATTGTACCAGTTGCTCCGGTGGCTCCAGTTGTACCTATATAACCGGTAGCACCTGTAGCACCGGTTGATCCAATTGTACCGGTTGCACCTGTAGCTCCAGTTGATCCAATTGTACCAGTTGCTCCGGTGGCTCCAGTTGTACCTATATAACCGGTAGCACCTGTTGCACCTGTTGCACCTGTTGTTCCTTGTATACCAGTAGCTCCGGTAGCACCTGTAGTACCTATATAACCTGTTGCGCCAGTTGCGCCAGTTGCGCCAGTATAACCCGTTGCTCCTGTAGTACCGGTTGCGCCAGTTGCGCCAGTTGCGCCAGTTGCACCAGTTGCGCCAGTTGCGCCAGTATAACCCGTTGCTCCTGTAGCACCTGTAGCACCTGTTGTTCCTTGTATACCGGTTGCTCCGGTAGCTCCGGTTGATCCAATAGTACCTGTAGCACCTGTAGCACCCGTTGCACCTGTTGTTCCTTGTATACCAGTAGCTCCGGTAGCTCCTGTAGTACCTATATAACCCGTTGCACCTGTAGCACCTGTAGCACCTGTTGTTCCTTGTATACCAGTAGCACCAGTCGCACCTGTTGATCCAATCGTACCAGTTGCACCAGTTGCACCTGTAGCACCCGTAGTACCTGTAGTACCTGTTGCTCCGGTAGCACCTGTCGCACCTGTCGCACCTGTAGTTCCTTGTATACCGGTAGCTCCGGTTGCTCCGGTTGATCCTATTGTGCCAGTTGCACCTGTTGCACCAGTTGTTCCTTGTATGCCGGTAGCTCCGGTTGCACCTGTTGATCCTATTGTGCCAGTTGCACCAGTTGCACCTGTCGCACCTGTAGTACCTATATAACCCGTTGCTCCGGTTGCACCTGTCGCACCTGTCGCACCTGTAGTTCCTTGTATACCGGTAGCACCGGTTGCTCCGGTTGATCCAATTGTTCCGGTTGCACCTGTAGCTCCTGTTGGTCCTGAAGCTGCCGGTAACCAACTTAAATTGCCTGCACCGTCAGTAGTCAATCCATATCCATTCGTTCCACCAGTAATATGTAAATTACTAACACTACCCAATGATACATTGGCTGTATTTGCAAAATTTACGATACCACTTGCATTACTTACAGTTAATCCAGTTAAGTTACCCATTGAGGTGACGTTTGGCTGTGCATTTGAAGAAGAAGTTAATACTCCATTGAATGACGCTAATCCATTGCCTACATTAGCAAAGTAATTAGAAAAAACTTGAGCGGGGTTAATATCAACTACTAATGTTTGACTAGATTGTGTAATTGTAGCATTACTATTACCGTTACTACCTCTACCAATACTCAATGAACTAGTAGAAACTTGAACACACGCTATGTTAGCAGAAACAATTACGTTGCCTGTAGGATAATTGACAGTTATGCCAGGACCTGCAGTTCTGTTAACAGAAGTTACTTCAGCATTTGCATTAGCACTAAAAAGTTGGTTAAAGTTATTTTGTACTTTATCAAATGCTGTTCTTATTGCATCAGCAGAAGGATCATCCGGGAATGTTCCAAAATCTATGTTGTTTTGACTCATATTAGTGTTGCCTATTTATAATGTATTTATCGTTAAGTAAGAAACAGTAACCCAAAAAAATACCCGACTATTGCCGGGTATTTTTAATTACAATTTTATTATAGACCGCTTAATTTCATATAGTCTTTTAACAAATCTGTTGACTCTTTCATTGGGCTACCTAATCCATCAGCACCCATGCGATTCCGTTGACCTGCAATGACTGGGATAGTTGTTTGACCAGTAGATTTTTGTTTATTCAATCCACCAGTGATAACTTTAGTCATAAAGTCAATGTCAGCTTCAAACGTATCATCTGCGCTGTTAGCATATGATTCATCTACTTTCTTGTCTTTCTTGTCTTTCTTGTCATCATACTCTATGTCTTTGGTAACTTTCTTACCGGCTTTTTCTGCCTTGTTGTCATCTTTGCCCTTATGACCTTCGTCATATTCAATATCTTTGGCAACTTTCTTACCTGCTTTTTCTGCTTTGGCATCTTTCTCACTAGTTGATTCTTCTGATAAGAATGCCAATTTCTTGTAAAGATTAGCGAAAGATTCTGCTACTGTTTCTTCCTTCATTTTACGGTCGCCGTATAATTCTTTATCAGTAATCTTATCAGCAGCAGCAACTGCATCTTTGCCAAACTTTTTTTCTACTCGTTTTTCAGTAGCATCTGCTTTGCGATGTGCATCATCATATCCCCATCCATCCATACCATGCGCTCTACGTTTACCTAAAGTTTTTACTGCTAGTTCTTGTGAAATTTCATCAAGTTGACCAGTTTCATCTTCAGCTTCATCTAATTTTTCTTCTTCTCGGCTGCGTCTTTCATGATCAGCTTTATCTGCTTTATCTTCGGCCGAATCTTCGTCACCATCTGGATCTTTGTAATAACCTTCTTCATCTAATGCGTCTGTGCCGGCTTCTTCACCGGTAGTATCTTCCATACCTTCGGTCGGGCTTGAATATATTTTACCTTCTTCTTCGTCTGCCCCTGCATCTGCTGTTGCTAATGCGCTATTAGCTGCTGCATTACCTGCAACATCAGCATTAGTGTTATCAGCACCGGAATCTGGAGCATTTGTTTCAGCAACTTCATAAGCCATTTGATCTTCTGATTCATCTTCACCCATAACTGATTGTTCATCAGACTCACATTGATGATTCTCTTCCATCATACCGCCACATGACTCACATGTTTCTTCTTCACCGTGCATATGACCTTCTTCACCAGAGCCTTCTTCATCTTCATAGTCGCCGCCACCTTGCATCTCTCCGTTACCAGATAATTTCTTCATCAATGCCATCATACCATCATGGTCATCAACTACATTGATACCACCATGTGCGCCTGCTGAGCCTTGTGGTGCGCCATAACCATTTTGTTCATCACCACCAAACAATCCCATACCTGCTGATTTGATGATAGATAACAATTGATCTGCTTCACCGTCTTGTGCTGATACACTTACTGAATCAGGTGATCCTTGTTGACCTTTACTGATTGAAACTGTCATACCTTCTGATACTTTTTTATCTTCAAGTATAGCATTTAATTGTTTATCTAATGCTTCAAAAGCAAATTCATCTAAATTTGAATCATATCTTGAGTTGTCAGTAAATGAACTTCCACCTACTTTAAACTTACCACCGTGTGGTGTTTTAGCAAGACCGGCAGTGAAAGCATTACCTTCATCATACATTGCTTCGCCCATGTCATCAGCACCATAACTAGCCATAGTAGCTACTTCGGGACCTTGTCCCATTTCACCAACGCTTGTACGACCTAATATTGGCATTTGACCATAGCACTCATCTAAGCCTTCTTTGAAGCCATCATGATAGCAACGTGCTTCTTCCATATCATCATTTGTGCAATTGTATGGCATTTTTCTTAGTGCATGACTTTTACCTTGAAGTCTCGCTGCTTGTAAATTATGTTCCATACCTTCTTTTACTTTCTTTTTAGCGAAAGGATTTACACCTTTCTTAGGTGCTGCACCTTTACTCTTATCGGCAGCAGCTTTTTTCATTGGCTCTTTCTTATTGCCGTCTTTGTCCATGTCTAGAAAGTCTGGTTTGGCAGATTTCTTAGCAAAAGGATTAACACCTTTCTTAGGTGCGTTCTCTTTCTTCTCATCTTTGGTAACTTTTTTTCCAATCTTTTCAGCCTTGTCATCTTTCTTAGCAAAAGGATTTACACCCTTCTTGCCTTCCGCCACACCCTGCTCTTTAACATATAAGTCTCCGTGTCCAGCTGGTGTACCTGAATTATCATTGCCATACAGCGAACCACTACCTGGAATTCCTGTAGTGATGAATGTTCCCTTACTACTACCTGTTTTAGGATTTATGGCACGCCATTGATCTTTGCCCACTTTTTCTACTTTAAATCCACGTGCCACTGCTTTTTCTTTCCAAGCACTAAAGCCTTTGATAGTTTCTTTGCCTTCTAATACACCGCGATTATTACTGCTTAGTGGACTTGATTGAGCAAAGTGTTGTGGTGCTTCTGCTTCCTTCATACCTGTCCTTTCTTCTTGGTCATCCATTCTATATTCGTAATCACTTAGTGCTTCATTGTAGGCTCTTTTGAATGTTTCATCAAAATATGATGCGTCATCATTACCACTAGTACCATTAGTCATATCCATATAGTTTACATTGATACTATCACCGTCATTGTCTACCCTGGCACGAATTTCATGGTCTATGGTTTTATTCACAAATCTCATTTTTCTACCAGTTGGTGATCTGTAAATTTTATATCCGTGTTGTTTGGCAAAATCTATTGTCTTTTGTAGACCAGCCATTGCGTCATCGTTAACGCCTTCCGCCATACCTTGCTCTGGCAACACCCCTTTAGGACCATGTTTCCCGGCTTGAGCTTTTATTCCCAGTTTTGTCATTATCGACGATCTACTTCTCGCGGTCAGTGGGGCATCAAAATGCCAATGTTTTTCTAACGTATTACGACCAACGTCGCCTTTAGAAACTTTTACCGGCCGATCGGGATCAGTATCAAAATTTCTTTGAATTGTATCGTATGCATCTGGATTAGAGCGCCATTTTGCTGCTTCCGCCACACCTTGTGATTCATGCATCTTCATTTTCTTTAATTGTGAGCCTGCAATTTTTGTAGCAGCTTCTTTACCGTACTTGGGTGTCAATTTACGAACTAATGCATCAAACCCTGTAGTAGCATTGTTATGCTTACCAACATCTCCGCCTTCTCCCATTGGCTTAACTTGTGAACCTGCGCCTGCTGCTGGTGTAGCACCTGGAGCTGCGCCTGGCTTCTGCATTGACATTGTGCCATTCTTAGCTGCTTGTACTACTGCTGGATCTTGTGTAGTGATTGCCGGCATATTAGGGTTAGCCGGATCTTTAATCATAAAAGATGGCTTTGTTGCCATCTGCTGTTGCGCCTTTACTGCCGGTGTGGCTGGCATTGGCTGCACTGCTAAACCTGCTTCACTTAAAGCGCCGTCCATTTGATCAAAGTATTCTTTAAGACTATGCTTGACACTAGGCTTTCCTTTTGGGTTAGGTGCTTTACCCATTCCCATTGCTTTGCTTAGTGCTGAACTGTCATATGATTTAACTTCACCCGAAGAATCTGCGTTCTTTGGGGGACGACCTTTGCCACGCTTAACAGCAGGTGCATCATTCATTTTAGCTAAACTTGTACGACCAATTGGTTTACCATATTGATCAGTAACATCGTCTGTACCATGTCTATTACCATATCCACCTGGACCTGCTTTGTGAACAGTTGAATCACCTTCGGTTAATTGGTCGAATGATTTTAATATATCTCTAATATCCATTTTGTTTTCCTTAACGGTTATATGCTGCGCCAGTCTTTGGCTTTGGTGGCATCTTTATAGTACTCATTGGGCTCTTATCACCCATCTTCTTATCATCTAAATATGGCTTGAACGGGTCAAACACATCTTTTGTTCTTGTTCCTGCATATGGAATATCAATCTTAGACTCTTTGGCTTGGTCTTTGATTGATTGTAAATATGAATCCCCGTACGCTTTGCTTGCTTCTTTAGCACCAGGCTGTTCGCCTAATTCTTCTTTATCAAGCAATGGGCTATTTTTCATTTCATTTTCATATCCAGCCATTTCGCTGTCAATGCTATCATCAAAATCAGTTGATATCATACGAACCATGTTAACATTGTAACCTAATAATTGAGCAAGTTGTTGTACCATTGGTTCTGTCGCTGGGTATCTAAACTCAACTTTAATCAATGTCACACTTTCGTTCTCTAAATTAGGAAAACCATATGGTGATTTCTGTATTGGAGTACTTTTTGGTTCGCCGATTTCCACTGGGTCAAACTTTTTTAGGTTGTACTTAAACATATCTAAAAAATTCTTATCAATGGTGCCGGCAATTTTGATAGTGTAGTTGTAAGTGTGTACACTTTCCATGATATATTGTTTAAGGCTTCGCATTTTTTATTCCTGTATATATTATTTATCTTTTTAAGTGGATTTTGCTGCCAACATCTTAAGCAACTCGTTTCTATCAAGTTCTCTTCCTTCTCCTATTGGAGTAGCTTCAATCTCTTTGTCCCTATTTGCTTCTTTTTGATCTAATTGTGCTTTTTTCAATTGCAAATCAATCATCTTTAGCTTCTTATTTAGTTTAGCAGTTTTTGCAGTAATAGCATGACCTAGCATAGTTCCAGCAACATTGAATATCTCACTAGCATATCTGCTATCCACTTGCATACCCAAATCCATTAAATCTTTATAGCTGTCTTGTGCTAATGTAGCAAGACTATCCATCTCATCATCTGCGGCTTCTAATCCACGTACTTGTGGCAATGCTTGTTCTATTTTTGATAGACTATCTAATGCCTCAGTAGTTATTTCCTGAGCGTTTTCTGGTGTTGGTTTTGCCAAGTTGTCTATATCATCTTGCGGTAACTCAAATAATTCTTCTAATTTTTTGTTCATAAAAGTATTTAGTTACTTTCGTGACCCATTTCTAAAAAGATCATCTTCTGTAATTACGCGAAAGGAAAAACCTTGCATTTTACAATATGCAGTGGCCGCTTGCCATTTAGCATGATTAACTGCTACCACTGCTCTGTCTCTTGCACTTGCGGTTCTACTTTCAATTAGACTTTGTTTCTTGGGTTTAATTTCTACAACTTCAGCAATTGCTTTGCCAAATTTGTTTTGGTAAACAACAAAGAAGTCTGGAATATACATATGCATCTTTCCGTCTAATGGACTACGATAAGGTACAGACATTGATTCACTAGCCCAATGAGTTACACTTTTGTGTGTATCACAGAAGGTCATAAACGTTAATTCCCAACCTGATCTGTATTTTGGCTTATGCTTACCTACGTATTTTTGTGGATTTCTGGGAGTGAAGGTACCTTGTGCATAATTAGCCATACTTATTGCACAATATTACGTGCTACCGGTTGATTTGATTTTGGTATGATGGCTATGCCATATAATGACGTTTTGCTTTTAAAACTATTAAGATAATAAGCAAGAATTTGATTCATTTCCATCTTCTTTGTACCTTTGATTTGATCTAATAACTCTAATACAGGTATCTGTGTTTCTTGTGCTATTCTAAATAACACCGCAGTGAAATTAGCTGCGATATTTTTAGTAGCACACACAGATACAAAATATGAATATACAATATCATATTCCACTGCATTAACCACTGCGTTAAATGCATAGAATGAATCAAAGATTCTAACAGTTTGATCTAAGTTTGTACGATTATCTATAATTTGAGGCATGTTTATTCTTTCTTACGGGACTTGTTTTCCGGCGTAAGGATTAGCACCAACTTGTTGTGGTGAGGATTGTGCCCCTGCTAATTTTGCGCCAGCAGTTCC